TACCGCAACGTTCCATGACTGTTGCAATATCACTAACGTGTCTATTAGCAGCATCTTGCGTTGCACAAACATAAAGCAAAAATCTACGAGTTGCCTTGACTGCCAACCTACTAGAAATTAATTCCATAGTGGTTGACTTACCGCCACCACGAAACCAACACTCGATTAGTGCCGGAGGTGGATTACCATTTTCTATACTTTCAGCCCAGTTCCATGCACGTAGATGATGGTCTCCCATTTTTGATGGGGCTGATTGTGGAGCGTAGACACGCAACCAATCCATAAATGGCATGTCGTGCCCTTGAATTGGATAGGCTGTACCTCCGTCAAATGCACCATTGTCAGCGTATTCATTTAACTCACTGGTAAAGGCTTCAAGTAACGCAATTCCTAAATCTTTACCGGGTCGCACAAACCTCTTCAAGTTTCGTGGAGTAGCTTTTGTATTAATCGATAACTTCTGCATCTTGTATGTCCTCGTCTATATTTTGATGCACACGTAATACTTTCTGTACGCCTTCTGATATGGCGCGAATTAAGTCTGGATCACGAACGGTTTGTTTTACAACGCCAAGCACTTGCATAATTAAAGAATAAGCTTGATCCACTTCTAACGTATATGACTTAGCGTGTGCCATACGTTGTTCAGTTTCAATAACATCTGCACGTTTTTTAATCAGGTCAATGACTGCATCACTAGCTTTATCAGCATCAATACCTTCATTAATTAACTTGCCAAGTTTTTTAAATTCTTTGTCAAATGCTTCTTCTGGAGAAGCTTTACAAACACTGTACTGATCGCGCAATAATTCATAAAGATCAACGCTAATACCATACGATGCTGCCTCTGCGCGCTTATCTAAAACAGCAGTAATGTAGGCTGTGTCATCACGTAAAGAATATAATTCTGGATCATTACGTAATGCTTCAATCTTATCTAGTAGTTCTGGAGCAACAGTTGAAAACCGCTTGCGTTGTTGTGACCAAAGTCCAGTTTTGAAAATAGGAGAGTCAGCACCCGCTAATGTCTTCCCTCCGTGAAACTGACAAAAGTCACGTCCCTGAGTAGCTGGCTTACCGCACGATACACCATCACTAATTGTTGCACGACATAGTTTTATCTTGCTCCCATTGACACCATCAATGTAGCGATCAATATCCGTACTCATAATAACACTATACTGTACTTACCTACTTACTTACTTACCTAATAACCAGATTTACCATGCTTGCGACCTAACTCACGAGCAGCACCGCCAACAGCGCGATTTATAATATTGCGTGGATGTTTATCTGAAACAAACTGAGCAGCACTTGTAACCTGTTTATCAACTGCCTTTACACCTTTTTGCACTGGACTACCATAGTAACTTTTCGGCACTGGTATACGATGACCCAAGTCAATCCCTTGGTCTGCAAACTCATAAAGCATCGGATCTACAAAGTAGGATTGCGCAGCATCTTTAATTTGATTTGCCACAAATGAAGTAATAGGATGAGTTACAAGAGAACCTCCACCAGTCTCAGGTGCTAGTGCTACATCCAATCCAGCTAAGCCCATTTGTAATAATGCATCGGAAGCCCAGTTTGTACCTTCTGACATTGCATTACCTACTGTGGCATTTATCTTATTTCGTACACCCGGTCGCGTTAAACGGTCTGCGTGATCTGGTAATCGATTCCAAAAATAAGACCCAGCCTCACCCATTAGGCGAGGCCATGTCTTTTTATTGAAATTTTCTTTCACTAAATTGGTTGCATATTTTGCAAAATCAGAGTCCACGTTGTTCACGTCCTTCTCGTTTACCACCAAGATACTCGTCACGGATAAGAGCAATCAATGCCATTGCAAAAGCAATGCTGCCTTTTTTAGCACCAGTCTTAGTTATGCCACTCCACCCTACTGCTTCAGCATCTTTAATGATCTTATCTTGCACGTCTTCTGGTATTGCTACACCTTCAGGACTTCCTGTGCCAGATTGAACCTTAGCCTTGATGTCGGTTGCAAATCCGGGTCTTGCCGTGTGGCCACGTAATCCCTCTTCCTTCATCTTTGCAGCATCAGTACGTACTTTACTAATCAACATTGCAGTAATTTCTTTTACGTCCTTAGTACTTAATTTCCCAGAACGGAGTTGATCAATAACATCAACGTAATCTTTTCGACCTATCCAGAAGTCTCTACCATCAACTCTAAAACCAAGTCGATCTCCTTGCTTTAATGGAAAGTCTGCAACTGCTTTATCACCATAGTTAGGGAATGGTGGCTCTATTGCTTTCTTAATTTTTGCTGGATCAACAGATATTTTTGCACCGACATTAGCTTTGCCAATACGTTTAGCTAAATTCCACGGCTCAATTACAATGGAACCATGTTTAATATGATCACCCTCAAATGTACGTGTCGTCATTTCTCCATTAGAATCCGTAAATTTTTCAGTCCAGCCTAAAACTTTATATCCTGCCTTTAATTTAGGTTCTTTATCTAAACCGGAATCATCTTTTTCAAGAAAGTCAACTGTTTTTGCAGCAGTGTTTTTCTTTCCTTTGTCATCAACAATAGTGTAAGTCCTACTTGTTGTACTGTTTCTCAATACATCAATATAAGCTGTTTGCTTATTATCAATTTTGTAGAACAGTCCCTTATAAAAATCTGAGGACTCAGGCTTGTCGGCTTTTTCTACCCACTCAGGTAAACGTACAGCTTCTTTGGCTGTCAATGTAACAGGAACTACATATCCTTCTGGTGTAACACCTAATGTCTTACGATTTGCTGCCACCTCACCTGCAATAGCAGCTTCGTTATTACGTGGACCAGCCCATGCAGGGAAGTTAGCAAAAATCCTATTACGTTCAGCTGGATCTATATTTGCATTGTAAACCCATTCAATCCATTGATTAGGTGACATCTTGTCATAACGACTAAACATGTCTGCCCATACACCACGACTAAACGTATAGTTCTTCGTGTCTAATCCTAGTAATTCGCCAAAGTCCTTTTCTTTCTGTAGCCACTCTTGGTCTTTCTTAGATAGCTTTTTCAACCACGACTTGTAATGTTCTTCGTCTACATTACCAGCATTAACAGTTGTAGGTATGTCATATCTAACGTAATGCATAGCACGTTCACCAAAGATAACGTTGAATGCATTACGTTCTTTTTTACCAATTGCTGTTTGTGCAATTTCTGCTTGTTCTCGTCGAACAGCTGCGTCATACAACACGGACATTGGATTAGCACCAATAGATGGTCCATTTTTCTTAAACCAAGTATTACCTGCAGAGGATAACAACTCAGCTCGTTTCTTTTCGGTTTCTGTAGCTGACCCATTGTTAACTTTGTCTTGCAGTGTTTTATACTGAGTAAAGAATTGCTTAAAGTCAATATCCTTGCGTACATTCCAGTTAGTGACAATATTTTTTGCGTCAGTAAATTCCTTGCCAGTTAAATTGTTTAACGCCGTATTGATTGCTGTCTTATTACCAGCACCATTTACAGATGCAATCACTTGTTCTAAACGCGCTCTAGTAGTAGACGCCTTAGCAATAACAGTTTGATCAGTCGAATATGTAATCTGATCATCCAACTTCTTCATGTATGTATTTAATTTTGCTACCACCGATAATTGCAGGTCTTTAAAATTTGTAGAAGCAGTTAAAGCAACTGGTGGTTTATCCTTTGATACAGTTGTTAAAATACTTTCGACAATGTTTGTCTCCGGAATAGTGCGAATTACTTTTCCATCTGCATCTTTAATCTCACGTAATTGCACACCTGCTTTTTTAGCTAATTCAATATCAGCTTGTGTATGCTCTCGGAGAGATAACTCATCAGCGGTTAGGTTAAAGTACTTCTGTAGATCTTCTTGTATTTCTTTTGGCGTAAACACACGACCCTGTGAATTACTTGCAACTGCCTCAATACGTTCAGCAATCTTCTGGCGCAATGAACCAGCAAACTCATCAGCAAACTTAGCTTTGCGATTAACTTGAATAATTTTTTCAAGATATTTATCAACATCACCAACACCAGTAAGATTTTGCCTTGCTGTTTGCATCAATGAATCTAAATTAGCTTTATTAGCTGTTGATAGACTATCTTGTGATGTCAAATTGAGAATGTCTTTTAATACTCCAGACATAGGAGTAGCTTGACGGCGTCTGCCTTTTTCCGCTATAGCACCGAATTTTGCATCTGGAGTCTTCTTGTTAATTGCAGTATCAATACTTGCAAATGATTTAGTTACATCCACGAGGTCATTCTTAGATTTAATTAAGTCAGACTCAACACCCGTAATAATCTTTTGCTTGCCAGTAATAACGCGATTGTTATTACCTTCTGTAATTCGATCTTCAGCAATAATTGTGACGTCAGAAACATATCCCGTCTTTTCGTTCTTCTTCCATTGATACGTAAAACGCATATTTGGATTTAACTGAACACCTATTACACGACCGCCCTTGTCTTTTTTCTCAATGAAATAATTCATTGGAGGCATCATTAAGTCACCGGCATCTGAAACTGGCTCATCCAATTTATATTTGTTGCCAGCAGGACTTTGAACAAAGCTTTGGAAAACTAACCTTCGCTCTTTTCCAATAGCAATATTATTTCGATCACCAGCTTCAAATCTACGAACGTTGGCCATGTAGTACCAACGTTTCTCCTCTGGGGTAAATGAGTCAAAGCCTCTAGCACTAAGTTTTTGATTTAACTTTTTAAAGTATTCTCGTTCAGCATCAGATGCTATATCAGAATCTAATTCCTGCTTCTGTGAATCAGTCCATTCTTCTTTAGTAGGAGGCGCACTAAAAGACTGCGCTAACTGTTTGAGGTTATCTTTTTGCCCATCAATTTTACGATTCAAGTCAACAATGCTTTGTTGATTTAAGCCAATAGCTTTAATAGCATCTTCTTTTGCAGCACCTGTACTTGTTGCAGCAACTTTACGCAAGTCACCAATACGGGTAGACAGACCATCAATTTGTTCTTCGTATCGTTTAATCCTTGCGTCAGCTTGACCAGCTCGTCGCATAAAGTTAGTTTGCCAGCTTGTTACAAACACTCCATAAGGATCATTGCGTTTACGATACTCAGCTAGAAGTTGATCTGTCTTGGTTTTAGTTGCTTTAATCTGATCGTCTGTTTCACCTAATGCTTTCCGTGCTTCAATCAGACGTGTTTCACCATCAGCAATCGCTTTCATCCGTTCTTCTTCGGATTGCTTAGATGGAGGTACACCTTTCTGAGCTGACATGACACGCATGTAATCTGTGTACTTGCTCAACAGGTCATCTACATCGCCATCAGTAACAGTTCCACGAGTCCATTCAAGGCGTGATGATTCTTTCAATTCATCTGAGATATTAGTTACAGCATTTAAAAATTTTGCTTTATCTCGTGGCGTCATCGTAACGTTTTTCAACGAGTCGGTTAACGCCTGTTTAAATGCATTTGAAATACCTATTGCAAAACTCTTGCCACCAATACCTTCATTGTTTTCATCATTGGCATATTTTAATATGGCTTTACGCCCAGCAAACATTGCTGTATCCATAATGGAAAGACTTCCATCAATAGATTTAATTGCAGCGCTTTCTGTGCGACTAGACTTACCACCCTTGCCACCAGTGTCTCCCGGTATTGCCGATGCATTTGCAACTACTGTTTCTGCATCTGTAGTAGGAATAAACTTTTGATTACCTTCTGCATCGATGTTTAATTGTGATGCAAATGTAGATAAACGAGATGGACTTGCACTAATCATCTTCTGCAAGATTGCAGTTTTCAAATCAGTTTTAGATAAGTCAGATGGCGTAATGCCAAATGTTTTTGTGTACCATTGATCTTGCATACCACCACGTTGTGCAGTAGCTGCTGTTTCAAGGCGTGATGCATAAAGACCAACTAAAGTCTTAAGTTCACTAGGCTTCATATTGATTTGCCCGGTATAAGGCCTACCTGTTAAAGCACTAGCAGTTAACTTATTTAACTCACCACGATAACCACTGTCTGTTTTTGCGTGATCAAGAATTTGCTGTAATACCTGAATGCGTCCTACTTGATCGTCGCGTGTAGGTAATAGTGGAGCATAGTAGTCTGGCGTTCCGTCAGACTTCTTTGCAAATAAACTACCCTTTGACTCTAGTGTTGAACCTTCAAGACTACGAGCCTGAGCAGCAATGTCGTTAACAACACGACGGCGATTATTCCATTCGCCTTGCTTCTCTTGTGGGATAACGCCAGTGATTGCATTAAACGCATCAGTTAATAGGTTATATGTGTTAGTGGCAACGCCAGACGTTTTTGCTCCACCGGTTTTCTGTAAACGTACTGCTTTTAAATCAGATTCAATCTTAGGGACAATGTCACTATCCATTGAGTAATCAGATAAACCAGCGTCAACAAATTCTTTGATTTGTTTAGGGTCAGTATATATTTTCTGTGCAGCTTGAGTTAACTGTTCAGTACTTAAACCCATACCTGCAGCTAATCCACCTGCAAGTGCTGCACGTGATTGAATCCGACCTGTTGCAACACCTTGTACTGTCGTTGCAGCAGCACCCATTCCTCCACGGACATTAGATGATAAATCGTAATACGATGCGTCTTGCTGCTGTGCAAGATCCATATCTCCAACATATTGTCCCGTGTCATCAACGCCGAATAAAGCACCTACACCTTTAGGTGATAACCCAGAGTAGACTTTCTTACGTACGTTTTCATCATCTGGTGCTAACTCAAATGCACGTGCAGTATCAGGACTTAAATCACCTGACACATTTAATGCAGAACGTAATTGACGTCGCATTCTTGATGGGCCAAACACGTCACGAATTTCTTCTGGTGTAACTACGCCATCAAACTTTTCGCTACGTTGTGTTGCTTGAATTTGTTTACGTGTGCGCGAAACTAAATCGCCAGCTTTTGCTTGATTGAAGAATCCAATTCCATCAAGCTGTCCATACGCATCATTAATTAAAGCGCGTCCTTGTGGCGTACCCATGAACGCCTCAATACGTGCATCACGAGACCCTTCCGTCACAGCAGCGTTTACATCTTTAAATGCGCCTTTAAACACAGACAGTGTACGTGTCGCGCCTTCTGCGTCAGGCCCACCTGATTGTGATAACTGCGTCAATTCACTGAAGTGATCTCTAACGTAATCAAAGATAGCTGTTCCAACTAAACGCTTTTTAATCGTTTCTGGATCTAGCTCTTTAGCCATATCTGCACTGGCTAACGGCGTAGGCTTAGCATACGCATTGATTGTTTTAGTCTTACCAGCAACAAGTCGCTGAACACTCTGCTGTTTGAAATCTTCTGGGTTATAGCCAGATATTTGTTCTAGATAACGCTTTGCGTCATTTGCCTTTTCATTGTCACGATTTAAGGTAGCTTGAGTTAAATAAAGTAATCCATCCGCATACGTCTTTGCTTGTATTTGCGCTGCAGGATCTGGATTATTGCGTAGGTCAGTAGCTTTTTTAACGAGTGCCCTGATCGGCATATCGTTCATTTCAAAAGGCTTGTCAGCATCTGGGCGAGTCTTTAACCATTCATTAGCTGTATCTAAAAACTCTAACCCATATTTAGGCCGACCTTTATTTTGTACTCCAACAAAGGTAGACAAGTCATCAGCATCCTGCTTTAAAGAATCTACATTCCATTTTGCAGCAGGGTTTGCAATGCCAGTGTCCATACGTGGAGCAATGTCTGGCAGACCAGTAACAGGTTGTGGACCTTTAAGAAGTCCTTTTAAAAAGGCGTCAGCTGGATTAAGTGTAAGTCCACCAATGTTCATTGCGCCCAATGGATTAGGCTGAACAGGTCGTGCTTGTGGTTGCTGTGCTACAGGTGGTATTGATACCGGCTGTGCTGGTTGCACTTGCGGAGCCTGTGGAACAACTGGTGCAGCTTGAGGCGTTGCAACTGGAGGAATAGAAACAGGTGGTTCAACCTTCTTCTCTTCATCCGTGTTGTTAGCCCGAACCATACTTGATAACAGTGACGCCATAAATCTATCCTTAATTACATTCCCATGGGACCCATTGGTCCCATACCGCCACCACCCATAGGAGGCATCATCGGTGGAACTGATCCACGCTTTGGCTTACCAGCCTTACGTGGTGGGCGAGCAGCAGCCTTCTTCGCTGGTGGCTTTGGACCCTTTGCCATGCCTAACAAGGCAGCCATCCCCATTGCTTTACCGCGAGCAGCGGCAGGATTTTTCCTCATAACATACCTCTATTTAACTCTATTGAGTCGTGGATTTCTCTTCTTAGCCGTTGCCGATGCATTACGGGTAGAAGACGCTAGGATTGCTCCAGCGGATTTTAAAGATACCCCTTGCTGCTTGGAGATCTTTTGTTGTACTGATTTAAAACCGGGGTGCGTTTTTGTTGCCATGTTCTTTTTTCTCAATCTTGAGTAACGCAGACATAGTTGGCTTGTTTTTTAATTTGTGCTCACGTTTTTCCATTGTCAGTAATTGGTCTTCTGTAGGCAATTTACTAAGATTGTGTTCATCTTTCTCAACAGAAAAAAGTTTTTTACGTGACAGATGATTTACATACTTGTGCATCTGGTTTAGCATAGCACTAGCAGTTCCATGCGCGTAAGGATTTATTGATTCGGCTATTAGGATCGTTAGCTGTTTTTGCGCTAGTCCTAGATTTCTTCATTCCTTCCATGCGAGCACAGAATGACTTGCGACGTCCAGCATCCTTTGGCGTCTTTGGGTTAGGTGCAGGTGGCTTTAAGTTAGCCCCTGTAGTTCGTTTGTAATGCGCACGTCCAGCTGAATTTAAACCACCAGCTGGATTCTGGAATTTCTTAACTACTCCCATGTGTAGCACCTCTGCGACTATCATACACTAGTTGCAGAGGCAAGACATTACTTGCGGTATTATGTGATTACAATGGAATTATCTAAGCGCGAAAAAGAAGTTTTGCTGTTAGTTGGCAAAGCAAAGACCTCAAAAGAAATAGCCCTCGAACTAAATATTAGCCCAAGGACTGTTCACTTTTATCTTGAAAACGCTTACTTTAAACTTGGAGTAAGTGGTGTTGGTGCTAGGCAAAAAGCCTACAATGTTGCACTAATAAACAACATGTTAACCTAACCATCTGCAAACGGATCATCAATATCGTCAGTATGAATCTTTCCTGCTGAACGTGGGTTAGGTATTGCATTGGACTGCGTGTCTTGCTCCTTACGTGAGTCAAGTAATGACCAGTTGTCTACAATTACTTTAACAGCTTGCATCTTTACACCATCTTTATTAGTGTACTTATCAATCTGTACCTTGCCACTTACTGCAAGCATACGTCCTTTTTGAGCATACTCATTTAACGCTACGCCTGAATTACCAAATAGTGTGCAATTAAAAAAGTCAGCTTCTTTGTCTTTAGTTCGCCTATCTACAGCAATACAAAAACTTGTGTAAGTTTTACCAAGTTGTGATTCTTTTGTAGTAGGATCTTCAGTCAGTCGGCCAACAAGTGATACGTTATTAAACATTCTTTCCTCCGTTTTGATTATACCGTATTACGGTATATGCAGTTTATTTTATTTACAGTAAACTCTTGTTATGGCACGTGATATTAAACAGATGCGACCACAAGGCATCTATAAAACAGCTATGGTCAAAGGTATGAAGAAAGGCATGAAAAAGGGCAAGAGTGTCGAGTCCGACAGCAAATGCCCTGATTGCGGAAAGATGAAATCTGAATGCGGTTGCGATTACGATTGAGTCTTGCCTTTACAATACTCTTCGATTGAATTAACAATCTGCTGAGCAAACACATCGCTATGGGTAACGGTTGCCACTAAATACCAGATAGCTTTATTAATGTCGTCGTTATATGTTGAACCGGGTTTATCTCCTGCTCGTTCAATATATTTGACGGCATTAAATTCTGCCCATGTCAAATCCCATTCCCATGCGCAATGCACAGTCTGTATCTTGTGTTTACGATAATGTGCATTGTCCATTAAAACTCACCTGTCGATCCAAATCCACCTGCGCCTCGTCCAGTGGCTTCATCAAACAAATCACCTGTTTTTACAATTGTTACGTGGCATCGTTCAACTGGAGCTAAGACTAACTGAGCAATAGCCATGCAGTCCACTACAATGAATTGATCCTGCCCTGCATTATGTAGAATGACTCCTACTTCACCTTGATAATCAGCATCTACAGTACCGGGTGAATTCAATACATGAACTCCGTACTTTAAAGCAAGGCCACTACGAGAGCGAACTTGCAGTTCATAAGCAGGATCCATCTTGACTTTCCAGCCAGTTGGTATAAGGACCGAGTATCCGGGTTTAATTACTACTGGTTTTTTCAAGTACGCTTTTACATCAAGACCACTAGCCAGTTGCGTTTTGCGTACTGGCTCGTGACCTGACTGATGCTCGTCGTTACCACACCATTGGAACTCTAAGCTTTTTGATTTCATACGTTACTGCTTGTTAGCTTACCCATCACGTGTGTTAAAGCTACGTAAGCTAATTCATTAAGCCACTTACTAGGGATCTTGCATTCTTTCTTTAATGCAATTGCTTTAACAGCCAATTCCGGTAATGTGTACGTACCGCAGTCTTCACCCTTGACGTTCAGGATGTACGTCTCTGGTGTGATCTGTACAACTTCAATATCCGACTGATTACTACTCTTTAAAATTACCATTGTCTTTTCCTTCCAATAACTGACTAATAGCGTTTATCGCTAGTTCTTTTACAAACCTAAATGGAACCTTGTATCCCGCAGCTTGCAGATGATCAATCAACAACACTGCCTCACCCATGTTCTCCGCATCAACGATATTTAAATCACCAGACTTCTCTGCATCCCATTCCACACTAACCTTGCCATCAGGCTGTTCATACACTGCAACATCCGAATCTATACCAATAGATAGCAATGTTATTGTTGCTGTGTTTGCTGCTTTCATTGCATGTGGTATTTCTCAAATGCTTGCGTTGTGTATGGCAAAACCTCACACAATACGTTCCAGCAATCAATAGCAAGTTCACGGTGTTCTAGCTGTGTGTGAGCGTCCATACGCACTCGGCAGTAATGTAGCCAATCACGCACAGTTCCCTTCATATAGAGCCGTGTGCCGACGCACAGGGGCAATACCATACGTGCTGTCTCTAGAGCTGTACCGTTTTCTACTAGTTCTTTGTACGTACGAACAGAAACCAAGATTGACGCAAGTGCCTGATTATCCACGCTATATTGTTCTTCAGGGTCTTCATATGGAATACTTCCTTGCCTATTAGATGAACCCTTCTTACGCATCTTGGGTAGATCCATTTCAATCTTAGATGGATCAGCATAACGCTGGCTAAACTCTTGGAAGTGAAAGCTTCTGTGGCGCAGGATCTGTGCTGCAATAGCCCTAGACGTGTAGAGTTCCATGACTACATCAGCCATTTCAAAGACTGACCAATGCTGATCACGCATACATTTATTGAGTAATCGCTCGTAGTCAGGGTTGTTTTCGTTGTCGGATGATACACGAGCAAGGTGAATCATAAATGCTTCAGCGTCGGGCTGAATATACTTAAGTGTGGCTGCCATCTCTTCTCCTATACCCCAGACGGGACTCGAACCCGTACACCTTGCGGTAACAGATTTTAAGTCTGTCGTGTCTACCGTTTCACCACCGGGGCATAGCTCATTATACCGTAGGTATATGTGGTAATATATACATGAAACGCGATGAAAACTTAAAAAGTCCGCCCATCATGCCTAGACATTTGAGTCGAGCGAATCAAGCCCCTATTCAGGGGCTTTTTTATTTTTCATCAGTTACTTCTTTTATCTCTACGTTTGGCAACTTGCTGATTTCGTACATGGCAAAGAACTTATCAAACGCCTTATCATCAATACTACTTGGCTCAATATCCATCTTGACGAGCCATTTACGAAATTGTCTGTATTCTAAGTAAGAAGCAATGTAATCATAGAAAAAGAACACTGTTGATGTGACTGCTATACCACAAATAAAAGCCTGTAATCCTGTCAATTGGTTACCTCTGCAGTAGCTGTTATAGTTACTTTCTTTTTGCCACCAAAATACGTATAGGAACCCAAGGAGTTAAGCACTTCTGCGTTTAATGTAGTGGGTGATCGGTCGGTTTTGACGTGTACTAATCGTCTTCCGTACTTATCTGTTTTTTGTACCACCGTAATAACAAATTGTTCAGCTGTGTTTTTTCTTGATGTAAACCACTGGACTGCTGTTTCTGTAGCTGCTTTACCTTCGCTAGTGTTTTTCGCTGGTGTATCCACACCAAAGAGACGACAGTGCTGATCCACAAGCCAAATACCAAAGCCAAGATCAATATCGCACACAAAAGTATCTCCGTCGATACATCGTTTGAAGCGAATGGCGTACTCATACATTATCTGTGACGTGCTGCTTTCTGTGCTACTGCTTTAGGCTGTGGTACGAACTGTTTACCAGCCTTATTACCTACTGCTTTAGCTCTATTAGTAGATGCTACTTCATTTTTAGATAGTGAACCCCATGCCTTGTCAGGTAGATATCGCTTTTTGCCTTCACTAGGTGTCCCGTCGCTTGTACGCCACTTTTGATCAGTCCATTTAGCTAGGCTATTGTCTGCTTTTTTAGGCCCTACATACCCACCACCGGATGCCTTATATTGTTGTGTTGCCAACTGAGCCTTACGGGCTGACCATTCACCGGGATCACCACCGGCTGTGCCGGATTTTACACTTGCAACAATGCGTTTCCACTTGGCTGGGTCTTTTTTAGTAGCTGTCGACATGTTATTTACCTGCCTTGTTGTTTTTGACACCCATTAACTTAGACACAAGAGCTTGATTTTTGTAGGATCCGTCATTGTTAAATGTGTCGTTGTATTCGATTTTAACGTTCCGCTCTCCAGCCTTACGGTATAACTTGACCTTGTCCTCACTCATTCCCTCGTTAGATTGGATGTTCTTATCTAGGGCTATTCGTGCGTTATATTTACCGTCTGCAAGTTCTTTACCGGTGCTACTAAGGCGCTTGTATTCAGCAGATCCATGCATTGCATCAATGCCAGCTGATTTACCTTTGCGAATAGCTCCGTCAAACCCTACTCCAACAGCATCTTTAATCTCATCGGTCTTTGGCTGTGGTTTAGGCTGTGGTTTAGGCAGTGCTTTCACCTCTACCTTGGGTGTTGGTTTGGTCTCTACTTTAACAGGTGCAGCAGCTTTTTTTGGAGGAGGTGGTGGAGCTGGCGTTGCCTTCTTAGACTGTACAACTTGATCGATTCTTCTGTACACCTCGTTAGGTTCCTTGGACTTATCTCGATTGGGATCATCTATATCGATAGCCTTACGTGAGGTCTTTGCACCTAGCAGAGTCTTAGCATTAAATTTACTGCGAATCTGTATCTGGCGGTTGATATCGTACTTTGCAATCTTGTTTTCAAGGGCTTTCTCAGCAGCGTCTAAGCCCTTAGAAAGAAACTCTTTATAGCCAAATGCAACAGCATCAACTACCTGTGCATCTTTGTCGTAGTCAATCTTTTCTTCAGCCATTATTGTTTACCTTTTGTATTACTTGAACCACTTAATGCCGTGATGCCAAATTCATTTGGGTCATTTTTTACACCTAGCAAGTCACGCAATGTACGTGCTCGTTCATGTCCAGACTTCCCTGATCTTAGACGTGCCCAATTTTCGTTGTCAACTTGCTGTCGTACTTGCAAATTTTTATTGTATTGATCTCTGATTGGTGCAGTTAGTTTGTCTTCTACGCCTTGAACAGCCTTAGACAAAGTACTACCAACCATGGGTATTTTGTTTATAACCGAATGTGCAGCTGGAGTTAATGCTGTAGGAATCTGCTCTAAAAACTCGTTGTCGCGCTTAGCCGTATCATCGATATTCTTAAGCTTACTATCTGATGCACGAGTTAGATTCTTGTTGTACTTTTGTGGCATGATGTAACCCCTACCACATTTTACTACTTCTGCTTTGTTATAGCATCCAGTACAGTAAGTTTCATAACGCTACACCCCGTGGGAGAAAGAGAAAGGACCACAGGGTGCAACGCTATCCCCAGTGCGTTTACATACATGGGGGACTCCTACTGCTGGGATCGAACCAGCGACCATTCGGTTAACAGCCGAACGCTCTTCCGCTGAGCTAAGTAGGAACATACCGTAAGTATACCCTTTTCTACACAAGTGTAGCAAATCTGTATGGATCCTAACTGTTTTTCTCCGAGGGGAAACATGTTCTCCGACGGGAGAAATAGATAAAGGATAGCTGAGAATATATGTTTTGGAGTCCCAACTAGGCCGGACATGCCCGGGCACCCCCTTGCCATGACCCCTACCTAGCCCCACCCGCCCTATCCACGTGACTTGGTTGCAAATCCCCGGGCACCTACATGGCATGGACGCCCTCCGGGGTCGCCCGGTCAACTCTACTCCGAATGTTCACATAATCGTTCACCTGATTATGTCCGACGATGGCAGGTTATAGCCGAAAACATAAAGGAAACTAAACTAAACTATGACAGTAAACGACGTTATCGCGACAGCGCGACAGGATTATGCGGGCATCATGCAGGCACTGAAGGTATACCGCGAATCGGCTATACCATGCGATATGAAAACTATCGTTGACACGTGCAACGATATCGCGCAATCGTACGGTCAATCATTCGCAACAGACCCTAAAGCAACGCCTAAAACGTTGCAGGCGGTATTGGACGCGATTCAAGCGGAAGTAAACCTTACGGTGGTGGCTGTCAAGGCTAAGAAGGCGGCTGACCGTAACGTATCGATGGCTAAGGCGCAAGTCAAGGCTATGGACTTCAGCGGATTGACCGCAGACATCGAAGAAGCCCCGTCCAAGTGACGGGGTGCCCCGGTTCAATACCGGGGCTACTTTATTCTCAACTCAAAAAGGAACGAAACAATGAGCCGTATTGACTTAAACACAGTATTGACCCCTGACATCACGCTATTGAACCAACTGGCACCGCGTAGCATATACGGTTGCAAGGCACACCTTGTGTTGTCTGCTATTGCACCTAATGGCAAGCGTGAAGACGTTCGGGTAACACAAGACATTGACCCGCAACGATTGGCTTTCTTATGCCAGTGCTCTGTTCGGATGTCCCGTGGTGTTGTGAATGACGAACTGCACATCAACTATCACTCAGATGACTGTAGTGCGTATGTTGGAATGGGTGACGTCATGAACGAACTGACTGAGGAAGGGTATACGGATGTTCGCTACAGTGACGATGGCATCCTGCTGATGTTGACGGAATGTGCCGTCCGACGGCTGGTACGACAGGGGGTGTTGCAGACGAAGGGGGCTTAGGCCCCCAACCTTTAAACGTGTCCTCATTGGGTGATGCCAATGAGCTGACGAGGCCAGTCTATAGGCGAAACACGTAACGCAAACAAAGGAAACATACTGCCATGCAATTTAATGGCTGCTTCATGACGTCAAACCGCCGGTTCTCATTCGAGATCACAACCCCAACGGCACTCACACAGACAACGATTAAGGTTACATCCGCATTCGGATGGAATTCAGTAACGAGGCATATCGATACCTATGCTGAACTCGAGAAGAACATGATTGCGGTAGCTCGAGTGTTGGGTGGTGGTGATGACGCAAGCGTAGTTGCATTGGCTAAGATGATTGGAGAATCAAAGTGAAGAAGTTGATGAATAACTGGTGGGTTCGTTTTATCCTCGACGGGTTGACGGCTGTTATTATCGTCGCTGGTTTGCTGTTCATCTATTGGGGGCTGTCAACACTCCCAATGCACAGATACGGACACTAAGAACTACGGGGTGGTGCTCACGTGCCACCCCAACGTGTATCTATAGGGTGATTCCTATAGACTGATGAGGCAGTCAAGCCGAAACACGTTTAAAACCTTGTCAGATATCAAACCAAACAAAGAGGTATTCCAATGGAAAACCGTTTCTGTTTCAACATAAACTTCAGCCCCTATGGGGCTGTCCCGTCTCCTGTCGTGTATAGCGACGCAAAGCTCGATGTTGACCGCATCTGTGCTGCGATCCTTGGAGATGTCCTGCGATGTCGTACATACTACGATGCTCAGGTTGAGGGTCGGCAATACACAGACGAGCATGCCATGAGCGATGCGAGAATGTTTCTGCAATGCGCATTCATGTGCGTAGTGCAAGAACAGTACGGTGAGGCTCTCAACTGGTACAACATGGCACACAAAGTGTTCTGTGGTGACCTCAACCCAGCTGTAGTTTCAACCATGCATGGCGCCGTTTGGATGCAATGCGATGGCGAGGACTGGGGAGTCTATATGAACGCTGACATTGTTACTCAGTTTGGTAACACTACAACGCACATAAAAATTGCCGACATTACACCTCACCCAACGAGGCCCGGTAAGCACACCATATCCGTACTCGACCGTATGGAAGAGTTACGGTATGGACAAGGCGGATGGTTTGCGCACCTTGATAAATCAAGAGCTGCATACAAACAACAACAGATCGATGCCAAAGGCCTCGATTTTACATACGATGACGATGATGTGGTAGGAGAAACAAAGTGAAGAAGAAAAAGGGTTTGCTGAAACAGATTGAGACGATTTGGCTTGCCAAGCAGGTCAAGAACGAGATGATCAATTTCCATAAGGGTGTTGACGAATGTGTCAGAGACTTTGGGTACAGAAAGGAGGAGATGTTGGACTTTCCAAAGTGGCCATACGCACTCAAGACCCCAGACGGGTCTTACGTCTGTACCCCTAACCCAGACAAGCGGTTAATGCTCTGTCTGTTCCTTACTGCTGATGAGGCAGAACAGATGAAAGCAATGTTTCATGCCTCAACCGGTAATGACTGCGAGGTTGTGCAACCAGAGCACAACTTCCCATTCCGGAAGGATATAGTCCTCATGATCAAGGACTGTGGGTTTGAAATGTGGTACGGCACATATCGCAGTGTGTACCACCTGCAAACAATCAAAAGCATGGAAGCCACTGGGCTTCTGTGAGACGAAACTTCTCCCATGCGGAGAAGTCTGTCAAGAGTTGACCGCCTTGCGCTGATGAGTCAGGTCATATGGAAATAACCATGAAAAATACAAGCGAGATACTCGCACTTCAAACCGAAATTTCTGAACTTAGTAAGGCCATGTACAAAACATGGTCACACACTGGGACTACACACAAAGCTAATGAGGCACACCTCAAAAGCCTGTGTATCAAGCTCGATCAGCTTTTAAACAATACATACAAAGCTGATGAGGAAACTCGTAAGAACAAAAGGTTAGGTATCCGATGACAAAAGAACAGGCAATTGAGGCCATCCGCGTTTATGCAGGATGGCAATACGACACTGACATCAATGTATGGTCAATCGCATCACGCGATGCATACATTGAGCGCTACATCGACAGTTGCAAGAACTTGCCCGATAACTATCTCATCCCTATCGGGCAGATGGCGCTGGATGCTATGCAGAATCCAGTCGGAACGTTGGTAAATCAATTAAGGACGCTACAAGCACTATGAGAAAGACACTTACACACGAGCAAATCGCTGCTCTCAAATCCGTTGGCATCAATCACGAGCAACTTACTGCCCTGAGAGAAGCTGGTCTCATCGATGAGGTATTCGTATCACCTAAAGAAGAACTCGTTATGTTGCTTCTTGAGGATGCACTACCCGTCAAAACACTGGCTGAACTGATTGATGTTCGGCCAGCAACTTACTCAACATACACCAACGATAGTGTCTGGCGAGTCAAACTCTGGAGGCGTGTCCTTGACAAGATCAAGGTCACTCCAAGCGAGGAAGTGACATTGTGCCGTGCGCACAACATCATCAGTCGCATCAGAGAAATGTCATAAAATTTGAGGGGGTATAAAATTTAGCCCCCTCAAATTTTGTACCCGTGAGGGGTATAAAAATTGTACCCCTCATTACATTGAACAATAATAATATGAACTATATTATTGGAGGGACGACTGATGATTGCAGTAGTCATATGTATTTGTATCGCTTTATTATCCATCCTGTTTTTAATTGGATGGTTCTTTAACACAATTACCCAAGCACAAAAGAGGATTGATGATGACAGTCAACTATGAGTATATAACTCCCCAGTTTGCTGCGGAAGCATGTTATGAGTTTGTAAGACTTCCACTAAAGCATAAGTATGAACGATTGAAAATGCAAACATCATGTCATTCATTTGATAAGAATGGCAAATGCATGTCAGTTAAACAATCAATCCGAATTGAGTTTGAAAGATATGAGCCATATCACGACTTTGTCATGACTGTGAGTGCTGACATGTGTGATTTTGAGGGGCAAATTACTGTGCATGGAGCTGGTATCTGGTCACAGTATGTATTTCCAAGTGATCCCGATAGCTTGGAACTTTGGTTGGTTCAATTTCGGTGTTTTTTACGCAAAGAGTTTCAGAAAGACAAAGATAATGATTGATCTTAAACATCACAAGATATTGATTCTACGTTTCGCTTACCTACACATTTATCCGGGTTCTGGTATTGAGGGATTGATTCAACTTAAGCCCGGTTTTGAGTGGAACTTAGATAGCATTGCTTGCGACAACCTTTGTGAACTGCTTAAGTTTGCAGGTGCGTATGTCCCACATGACACACGCAATGCAGACGGTTTCAATAAGTGGTGCAACAATGGCGTGGAGCCTACTCCAGTTGAGTTAGAAGCATATCTTTATGCAGCTGACACATTAACTCCTATGCCACGTCCAACACCAGCAGGATGGGAGGAAGTAGAAACAGATAATGGGTAACTATCCATATAGTTATACTACGCAGTGCTATGACATGGAGGGTCGAGAATTCGGCCCTCCTTCTCTTTGGCGCGATGCAGCATCGGCACGAATGATGGCTCGTTATAGAGTCATCATTCAAGAGAACTCCGTACCTGTACTTCATGTACGGATAACACGCAGACGAAATGGCACATATAACGATGAGCCATTTATGCTCGTGTGGTTTGACAACATAACTGGACAACCTAAAGTGTCTAAACGCAAGGAAGATTTAATTAAATGTAGTTTCCGTATGAATGCCTTAGTGGCGAGTTGCTTCTTGAAGATTTACGTAAGAATAATCTTGTAACAGAAGCTGAATACAAAAAAATTAATAAGCATTATGAGAGTAATCGTAATGAAGATAACTTCACTCTCATCATCATTACTGAAATTCTTGAGTTTATTGATGATGAGAAGCTTGGTGATGTCATCAACTTAATAAAAACTAAGG